CGACTTTCGGACTCTTAACTGGCAATAACGCTTGCTTCAACGAGATATGAGAAACGGCTCATCTAACCGCAGGACTAAGACTTAGCTACCCTGTGATTAGATGATCGTGTTTTTTGGTGCGGTTATTAGAATTAATCTATTTCTGGATATGCCTGGTTGTAGAGCTTTTCCATTTTTTCTAGTTCAGCCCTGTGCTGTGGGTGATTAGCGACATTGTATGGGTGTTCAGCGTTACGCCTAACTTCACCAATCCTTTCCATCGCCTCGCTTGGGCTTAACGAAAATCTATTATTACTTTGTAGCCCTGCTGACTCATCTTCAGTTAATGTTGCCCCAATGCCAGCCATCAACTTGATCATGTTTGGATTGTTGGCAAGTCCTGATTCCAGTAAAAAGTCTCTAGTATCTTGGTCAGCGTAGGCAAGCACTGCGTTCTTAGCTTGTGCTAGCTTTGCATCGTAGGCATGGCCCCATTCTTTTCTGAGCAAGTCATCAGAATCTTGCATTTGCTGGTCATTTGCATCATCTGCTTCTTGACCTTGGGCCGCTGTGTTTTCTTGCCAGGCTTTAACCTGGGCAGTTGATAATCCATTTTCGTGCGCCCACTCTAAAAAGTCAGGGTCAGCCCCTTCTACTTTATAGCCTTGCGCTGTATCTGGACGACCTAACCGCGAATACATTGCATTACGCGCCTCACTCTCATCGCTGGGAAGGTTTAACAGTGTAGGAACCTTGGCAGTTAGCTTTGAATTAAACGCTGTCCAATCGTCTGTGCTTGCGTCCTCACCTGGTATGCGAATAGAACCGCCAGCGTATTGCTGCGCGTCTAAGTATGATTTAGCTAACGTATTTAAATCAGGTATCTGTGATAGTGATTCGTTACCCCGATACTCCTCTGACAATCCAGAATGCCATGACTCTGATGCCACTTCTGCTACCGCTTCTTCACTCATTTTGTTTCTCCACTACGTTTGTAATTTCTAAATATATGCTCCGCTGCCCTTCTTTAAAGGCAGTTTCATAAGGGTCTGTGGAGAACGAAATTCGATCCCCATAGGCCACTTTCATATTGGCAAGTATTCTCTCGCCTGTTTTGCTACTAAATAATTCTCTTATATCTTTACTGAACTGATCCATTTACCGTTTGCTCCAAATCGGCCACTTGCTGTGCGCCTGCAATTTCCTGCTGGCCCTGCGCCATTTCAGCTTGTTGTTGTTGCTGCTGCTGTCGTGCCTGCCTTAACTGACCAACTTGCTCGTCACCCAGTAACATATCTGCTGGCGCACCCAGCCTGTCTGCAATAGTGCGACCAGCCTTGTCAACATTAACAATATCTAGGACTTCTGGGTTGACCTGGGCTAGTTGCATGATCCCGTCTATTGCGCGTTGGATGCCTGTCACTTCATCCATTTTCTGAGATCGTGCTAGTGGGCCTACATACTCAATGTCTAAATCACCTCCAGCCTGTTGTAATACTTCGGGCATTGGTGGCAGCGCATTGCCACGCAACATGGAATAAAAAGCACGTTCAACAATAGGGTTTAGAAACTCAGACTGTAGTCGCCCAAGAGTCGGGCCTAGCAAACGCTGCATCAATTCATAGCGAACCTGGACTTCAGTCGCTGTCATTTGAGGACCATCGTTTAGCTCAAGCTGATCACTAAAAAAGATCCTACGCACTGATGCTCTCACATCGTTTAACATCAACTGGTCGGCATTCCAATTAGTAGCATTGACTATCGGCTCTAGGTTATTCATGTCGCGCACATAAGTTACTGTGCTGGGACGCATATCGATCTTACCTAGTATGCCGTTCTGCATGGCCTTGAGTGGTGGATCAATAGACTTTTCCCAAGCTTTCATTGCTAATTTTCTGGCTTCGTTTAACGTCTTTATGTCTGGTCGAGCAACACAGCCTGGTCCAAATCCATAAACATCGCCTGTCGTCTTAGACCAGCGAGGAACCATGAATGGCAACTCGTAATATCCACTTTCTTTGCATATCTTCTTGTCAGAAACGCTAATGAAATAACAAGCCCAAGGCCGTTGATTTGGAGGTGCGACTAAAGCTGGTTCACCTTTTAGCTCTCGCGGAAACACAGCTTGCACATATTCAAATTCCTTTTCTGGATCAGCTTCTAAGGCTTTGAGAGCTTTGTCTCCACAGTTGTCACCAAACTTTTGATAGGCTTGTCGTGCTGACATTTTGATTTTACGAAAAACAGTGTCAATCTTTCCTTCTGACGATTCGGAAACTACAACTTCAGCTAGGTGACACGCTCGAAAGTTAAAGCCATCAAATTGAGCCTCTTTGGTCTTAACATCAAATTGCAGCGCAGCAGTGCCAAAACCTACCATGTCCTGGTAAGCTTCTGCGACTTCAGTTGAGAAGTTAGACTTTCCGAACTCTTGGAATATTCCCTTACTGCACTTTTCTAGCCAATCTTTAGCGTCCTTGTCTTCGTTCAGTTCGTCTTCACGGAAGCGTAGGCCGAACCATTTAGTGGATGGACTTGTAAGCGACCCGTGCAGCGATGCTGATAGTATTTGTAGCGCGTGTATAGCTGTAGAATCGTAGACCTCAGACGCTCTCTTGTTGCCACTCGTTGACTTAGTAATAAAGTCAGCTTTGCCAGGCATTAAGAAAACAGCAAGCTCTTCCCAAAGGGTGTCCCAATTGGCGCGGTCACTTTTTAATCTTTCATATCGTTTTAATAAAGCGGCTGGAGAAACCGCTGGAGAAATAATCTTGTTTTTACTCTTATCGTTCTCGTCATCTTCATACATTTAAACAATACTCATCTGTGATTTTTTAGTCTCAGGATCATCCAGTAATCCAGCAAATCGAGTGCGAGTTTTGCCAGACCGCATAAGTGATAATTTTCTCTGATAAAGTGATTTTAGAATATCAGGGGCAGTTGTTTCTTCAATTAACTTGTCAATTTCGGGAATAGTTGTTATTGCTGTAATTACAGTAGTCACAGTGGCTCTATCAACAATGTCATCAAGTGTTACAGTGCCGTCTAAAACATTTGTCAAAGTTGCTGATTGCTTTGCCGTTAAAGTAGTCGTAACCGCATTACCGCCTAACCCATCCTCACCGCCAGACATTGTGTTGACTGCGTATGATTCGCCTGTTGTGCTTGCTCCAGTTCCAGCGGTAGCTCCAGTGTAGTTTCCATTGGCAGCAAATGTAGTAACTTGCCTACTGCCTAACCGAAAGCCATCTTCAATACGTCCTGTTTTCTCGTTGAACGTGCCACCGATAACTGGATCATCGGCTAAAGTTGTAATTTTAGTGCCGTCTTTATAAGCAAACTCGCCCCTTATGTGTTCGCCAAACAAACCAGCCCTAGTAAAATTTCTAGTTACTCCATTACCTAGCACTGCATCGGAACCAGTGACGCGACTTAATGTATCTTTAGCCCGTCTACTTTGGTCTTCACTAACAATCGTAGAGCCGCCATAAGCTTTGCCGCCAGGAGCTTGTTTTTGAATGTCTAGAATGTCTGCGGTGGACATACCATTGGCTTTTAACTTGGCATAATATTCTTGGTTGTATTTATTGTTTGTTACAGGCGCAACAGTGTTGTTGTTAACAGAAAGGTTTTTACCATCGTTACGATCTGTAGATGTTGATTTACTGTAATCAATTAAGCTTGTCGGGCTTTGGTTTTTATACATTGAAA